TTATCAGAACAAGTTGACCCAGATTCAGTAGCGATTGGTACACCAACTGCTGTAACCGTAACTCTTAACGAATACGGTAACGCAGTTCTAACCACACGCAAACTGCAATTGATGTCACTTGCTGAAGTTGACCCAGCAATTGCAAACATTGTTGCGTTCAATATGGCAGATTCTATCGATGAAATCGTTCAAACCGAACTTCGCGGTGGAACAAACGTAATCTACGCAAGCAACGCATCAGGCACACGCGCAACAGCAACAACTAACGTTACTGGCGCTCACACTTTGAAAGCAGCAGACATTCGTCTTGCTATTGCAAAGTTACGTGCAGGTAAAGCAGTTGCTCGTAAAGGTTCTCTATACTGGTGTGCAATACATCCAGAAGTTTCACACGACTTACGTGCAGAAACAGGTTCAGGTGCTTGGAGATTACCTCACGAATACCAATCAAATGCTGAAATTTGGGCAGGAGAAATTGGAACATTCGAAGGTGCCTACTTCATCGAATCACCACGCTTGTACAACTCCACCGATGGTGGTTCAAGTGCACGCGTGTTCCGTACATTACTTGCTGGTCAACAAGCACTTGCAGAAGCAGTTGCTGAAGAACCACACGTAGTTATTGGAAACGTTACTGACAAATTGATGCGCTTGCGCCCAATTGGTTGGTACGGAGTATTAGGATTCAAGCGTTATCGCGAAGAAGCCTTATACAGAATTGAATCTTCATCCAGCATTAACGCTGCATAAGTTAGATTCACTTAACGGTAGCCCCCACGTCAAGTGGGGGTTACTCTTATCAAAGGATTTTAAATTGCCAAAGTTTTTTCCACCTACAGTTGCTGAAGGACCAGCAGGCTGGGGTCTATTTTATCGTTATAAATTAGACCGAGGAATCAGTGTGTTAAAAATTGGTAATACATATTATAAAATTAGAGTTCCATCAACTGACCAAATAGATTCTTCTACTGAATATTATGCAGGGGGACACGAACACGATGTTACGTCAGACCAAAAGACTGCGCTCATTGCTGCTAATATCGGCATTACTGAAAGTAACTTTGAAGGATGATAAACAACATTCTTATAATGGGTGCAACTGCAAGCGCAATTGTTTCTGTATTATTTGTGATTGCTCCAACAGTTCGAAAGACTCGTTCTATGATGGAATGGTTGGAAAAGTTTCGCCGCGATTGGGAAGGCGAGCCTGGTGGTCCAGGTAGGGATGCTGTTCCTGGTGTTATGGAAAGATTGAATAGACTTGACGGTGAGTTAAGTAATAATGGTGGTTCTTCTATGAAGGACGCTATTGAAAGAATTGAAAAGAGTTTAGGGACTAAATGAGTTTACATAGAAAACAGAAACATCCAGAGTATGTTGAAGGGTGTTTTGGTTGTAAGGCTTCAACACTTGATTTGAACCCTGGTGAAGCATCAAGTAGGATGGATATGTCCGCTAAGAAATGGGATAATGAACTTGCGTTATATCGCACGGCTAGGTCGCAGGGTATTCAACCTGATACGACTAAGACTAAAGATATACGTAGGGCAATAGATGTATCAAACAAAACAGGAATAGCATACGGAGCATAATATGATGTACGGTAAAAAAATGCCTAAAGGTAAGAAGATGATGGATATGAAGAAGATGGATTCAAAGAAAAAATCAATGGTTAAAATGAAGAAAACAGGAAAGAAGAAATAATATGTGTACAACTTGTGGATGTAACTATCCTAATCTAGAACACGCTATGGCTAATGCCAAAGGCAATAACCCAATGGGTATGCCAATAGCACCAGTGCCATCAAGCATTCAAAAAGCAGAACCAAAGAAACCAAAAGGAAAATAATAATGCCAACAAGAGTATCAAAAAGACAGGCTGCAAAAGGACCTGTTAAAGTTAAGTCAAGCACAATCGGTGCTATCAAGAAAACTGGTATGACAAAAGCACTAGGAAACATCACACCAGCACAACGTAAAAACGCTGCATATATGACAGGTTTAAAACGTATGTACGGTGCTGCAAGAGTTAATAAGGCTCTTGCTCCTAAAAATATGTCTGTTCCAGTTGGTGGAGTTATGGGAACCAAAAGAGCGCAAGTTATGGCTGGTCCTGTACGTTCAACAATGAAGAAAACTACTGCTAAAAAAGTTGTTTCTAAGTCAAAGTTATTAAAAGACCAATTAGCAGCAAGAGCACCAAAAAGCAAAATGTTCAGTAACTTAGGTTCAGGAGTTTCTGTTCCAAGAAATTACAAGAAAAAATAACAATGGCTAAGTCACCTGCTTGGACACGCAAAGAAGGAAAGAATCCCAAAGGCGGATTAAACGCCAAAGGTCGTGCTTCATACAATAAAGCAACTGGTGGGAATCTTAAACCTCCTGTCAAAGCAGGTCAAGCCAAAAAATCACCTAAGTCTGCAGCAAGACGTAAATCTTTCTGTGGTCGTATGTGTGGTATGAAATCTAAACTTACTTCTTCTAAAACGGCACGTAACGCTAATTCACGTATAAACAAATCACTTAGAGCCTGGGACTGTAACTGCAGATGAAAAAGAAAGCATTTTGGGATAAGAAGAACCCTAAGAAAACTTCTAAGAAATTAACTCCAACACAAATTAAAAGTGCTAAGGCTCGTGCCAAGGCTGCTGGTAGAAAGTATCCGAATCTAGTAGATAATGCTGCTGTTTCAAGAAAAGGAAAATAATGGCTGGTAGATATAATATGGTCTGTGACCAGGGTTCTACTTTTAGTTTAACTTTTACAATTAAGACTGATGGTACTGCCTGGAATTTAGTTGGCAACTATACAGCCAAAATGCAAGTTCGTTCATTTTTAGATTCATCTACTGTTATTGTTGAATTGTCTACAGCAAATAGTCGTGTTGCTTTTTCTGCAGGTGGTGTTGTTACTTTAACTATTCCTGCAACTGTTACTGATGATTTAGCCACTGGTCGTCATACTTATGATTTAGAATTTACTACAATTGCTACAAGTGTAGTTCAAAGAGTTTTAGAGGGAAAGTTTGTTATTAGAGGCGAGGTAACTAGATAATGGCAACTGAAATATTAATTCAGGAAGCCTCTCCAACTGTTATTGATATCACTGACCCTAATAATATTCTTGTTGAAGTTGATGGTACTCAGGGACCTATTGGTTCTCAAGGTGTTACTGGACCAACTGGTCCATCTGGTAGTCAAGGTATTCAGGGTATTCAGGGTTCTCAAGGCACTACTGGTCCTACAGGTCCTACAGGTAACACTGGTGATACTGGTCCAGCGATTACTGGTGCTACAGGTCCCACTGGTGCTGACTCTACTGTTACTGGACCTACAGGTCCTATTGGCTTAACTGGTCCTACTGGACCTACAGGAAACACTGGAGCAACAGGTTCCACTGGAAGTACTGGACCTACAGGAGCCACAGGCTCTATAGGCGCAACTGGTTCTACTGGTGCTACTGGTATACAAGGTATCCAAGGTGAAATAGGCGTTACAGGTTCACAAGGAGTGCAGGGCATCCAAGGGGTGCAAGGTATTCAAGGTGTTACTGGTTCTACTGGTTCTCAAGGTATTCAAGGCATAACTGGTCCGACAGGAATTACAGGTAGCACAGGTGCTACAGGAGTTACTGGCGTAACTGGTGTTACAGGTCCTACAGGAGATACTGGTCCTACAGGTAGCCAAGGCACACAAGGTATACAGGGAATAACTGGAGCAACAGGTCCTCAAGGTGTTCAAGGTATACAAGGTATCCAAGGTATACAAGGAATCACTGGACCCATTGGTTCAACAGGTTCTACTGGAAGCACTGGCTCTACAGGTTCTACTGGAAGTACAGGAAGTACTGGAGTAACAGGCGCTGATAGCACTGTTGCTGGTCCTACAGGACCTACAGGTGTAACTGGACCTACTGGTGTAACTGGAGCCGATAGTACAGTTATAGGACCAACTGGTCCTACTGGGGCAACTGGTTCCACTGGTTCTACAGGTGCAGCATCTACAATAACTGGACCGACTGGTGCTACTGGTTCAACAGGACCACAAGGTTCTTTTGGTGGAGCAACATTTGAATACAATTATACAACTGGTACATCTAATGTTAACCCAGGTGATGGTAACTTTGCTTTTAATAATTTAACTTTCTCTTCTGCAACTCAATTTTATATTGACCACGAAGACATTAACCTTGTTGATGTTTCATCTTTCCTTGATACTATTGATGATTCTACTTCACAAATTAAAGGTACTTTTAAACTTACAGAAAAAGCAGATGTTAATACTTATGCTTATTTTAGTATCATTGGTACTCATACACATTATGCAAACTATTTTAATATTCCAATTGCTTATGTTTCTGGTAATGGAACATTTGCTAATGGTGACGATACTTATATAACTTTTGCTCGTACTGGTGATGCTGGAGACCAAGGTCCAATAGGTCCTACAGGTAGTACTGGCGTTACTGGTCCAACTGGAAGCACAGGAGTTACAGGAAACACTGGTTCTACTGGACCTACTGGAAATACTGGAGATACTGGCTTACAGGGACCAACAGGTCCAACAGGCGTTACAGGCAGTACAGGTTCAACTGGAGCCACAGGAAACACAGGACTACAAGGACCCACAGGCTCAACTGGAAGTACTGGTGCAACTGGTGCCACAGGGGCTACAGGATTAAGTATAACTGGAGCAACTGGAGAACAAGGACCAACTGGTCCACAGGGCGTACAAGGTATTCAAGGCACACAGGGCACACAGGGCATACAAGGCACAACAGGACCTACTGGTGACACTGGACCAAGTGGACCAATAGGAATCACTGGAACTACTGGTGTAACAGGTCCTACTGGCTCTACTGGTGTCACAGGTGCGGATTCAACTGTTCCTGGACCTTCTGGTCCCACAGGTGCACAAGGACCTACAGGTCCTACTGGTGAGCAAGGGGTACAGGGCATCCAAGGTATTCAGGGTATTCAGGGTGTAACAGGTACTAATGGTACTAACGGTGCAACTGGACCAACTGGAAATACAGGCTTACAAGGACCCACAGGTCCAACAGGTGTTACTGGAGTAACTGGAACTGTACAAGGTCAAGATATTTTTGGTGTAGGATTTATGTTAGCAGGAATGTAATTTAATATTAGGGATGATATGAAAATTGCTGTATACGCAATTGCTTTAAATGAAGAAAAGCACGTTATGCGTTGGTTGGAAGCAACCAAAGATGCTGATGTAAGACTGGTTGCTGATACTGGTTCTACAGACCAAACTGTTCGACTATTACAAGGGGCACCAAATGTTATCGTTCATCAAATCAGTGTTCAACCGTTCAGGTTTGACGATGCGCGTAACGCTGCTCTTGCTTTGCTACCTACTGATGTTGATATGTGTCTTTCCCTTGATTTGGATGAGATACCGCAAGATGGATTCTTTGATGTTGTAAGACAGAATTGGACTCCTGATGTTAACCGTATTTGGGTTACTTGGGAAACAGGTTTTAAATGGCAGAACAATAATCGTTTTCATTCAAGACACGGTTATCGTTGGTCTAAACCTTGCCACGAGGTCACAGAATACTATGGTGACTTTTTTGGTGGAAAAGAAAAAAATATTACACTTCCTATAATTGTTGCACACAGACCTGATGATTCTAAATCTAGGTCACAATATCTTCCTATGTTGCAGATGGCTGTTGCTGAAACACCACAAGATGCACGTATGTGGGCTTATCTTTGTAGAGAATATTTCTTTCATCAAAAGTGGAAAGAAACTATTGAGTCTGCCGAGGAAATGCTTAAAGCAGGTGGTTGGTATATAGAACGTGCAGCGTCTTGTAGGGCTGCAGCGCAAGCGTTTATGCATCTTAATAATAAAGAGATGGCAAGGGACTGGTTTGTTAAAGGTGTCAAAGAAGCATCTGACCAACTTGAGGCTTGGTACTCTTTAGCGCAATTTAATTATGAAATACAAAACTGGCAAGGTTGTTGGGACTCAGCAATCAAAGTTAATAGTTTGATTAAAGAATCACATTATCTTGTTAATCAAGATGTTTGGAATTGGAAATGTTTTGATTTGTTATCCATCGCAGGATGGCATCTTGGTAAGAAAAAAGAAGCAATGGAATATGCAGTGAAAGCAATACAAGGAAACCCCACAGAACAAAGATTAATAGATAACTTGGAATGGATGCAAAACAATAATGCCAACGTTTAAAGAAATGGTTGACGAAGTAGCGTTAAACCTTCAAGGTTTTACTTTACGTCAAGACAGGTCAACACACTTAACTGCTAATGTGACCTCAACTGCTACAAGTATGACTTTAGCATCAGCAGACAATGTTGCTAAAGGTATTATCCAAATTGATGATGAACTTATTTGGGTTGACTCATACAATAAAACTACAGGTGTTATAACTATTCCACCTTACGGTAGAGGTTACTTAGGAACAACTAAGTCTTCCCACACTTCTGGTACACAAGTTATTGTTAAACCAACTTACCCTAGAGGTACTATTAAGAAAGCAATTAACGATACTGTTCGTGCTGTTGGTGATACTATTTTTGGTACAGGAACATACACTTTTAGTTACAACCCTTCCCAAATAACTTACTCTTTACCTAACGATGTTGAAAGAGTTTTGGCTGTTTCACATCAATCAATTGGTCCAACCGAAGAATGGTACCCTGTTAGGTCTTGGCGTATAGACCCTATGGCTAATACAACAGAATTTAATTCTAATATTTCTTTATCAATTTATGACATCATTGTTCCTGGTAGAACAGTGCAAGTGTTTTACACAACCAATCCTGATACTTTTGAAATAGACCAAGACGATTACGAAGATGTTACTGGTCTTCCATTGTCTTGTAAAGATGTTATTATTTACGGTGCAGCCTACCGTATGGCATCTATGATTGACCCAGGTCGTTTAACTTTGACTGCTCCTGAAGCAGATATTCAATCTAATAAAATTCCTCTTAACGCTGGTACAAATGCTGCAAGATATTTGCTTGCTTTATATACACAGAGACTTGATGAAGAATCTAGGAAATTAAGGGACCGCTATCCAATCCGTGTCCACTACACAAGATAAGGAAATAAACTAAATGCCAGCAAGGAATTATACTTCAACATTAGACATTAAAACACTTGCTCTTGCTATGAACTCAGGTGTTACCACAATGCAGTTGAATAACCTTACAGGTGTTCCTGCTTATCCTTTTACTTTAGTAATAGAACCAGATACTGCTAATGAAGAAATTGTTACTGTTCTTTCTTTAAGTGCTGGAACAACTATTAATATTACTAGAGCACAAGATGGAACCAGTGCTGTTTCACACGCTATTGGTTCCCAAGTTAAACATATGATTACTGCACGCGATTTACAAGAACCACAAAACCATATTTATGGTTCTGCTGGGGTTCACGGTGTTACTGGTTCAGTTGTGGGTACAAGTGATACTCAAACTCTTACTAATAAAACTATTGATTTTAGTTCAAACACAATATTAAATGTTACAAACAGTAACGACATAAGCCCATTATTAATGTTAATGGGAGGATAAGGAAAACAAATGGCAACAACATATAAAGTACTAGGGCAGGTAAACCCTGCTGCAACAACAGCAACAACTCTTTACACAGTTCCTGCAGCAACACAAGCCATTGTGTCAACAATTGTGATTGCTAATTTAACAACTTCTGCTGCATTATTTCGCATTGCTATTCGTATTGCAGGCGCAACTTTGGCTAACCAACAGTATGTTGCTTATGATGTAAGTTGCGGTGCTTCTGATTCAACAGCGTTAACTTTAGGTATCACTATAGGTGCGGCTGATATTATCACTGTTTACTCTACCACTGGTAACGCTTTAACATTTACTGCTTTCGGTTCAGAAATTTCTTAATGATTGCAAGATTAAGTTTATCTTCTATAGCAAATGCATTTAGTAAAAGTAGGTCTTTTCTTTGTGGAAACCAAGGCAATGTTAACAATTTTTTAGCACTAGCACATTCAACTAGTCCTTATATAACTGTTTACCCTTGGTTTACCAATACAGGCTTTGGTACTAAATATACTGACCCCACAACCTTACCGTTTTCTAGTGGACAAGCAATTGCTTTTAATCCTGCTACTAATGGTGCTGTTGCTGTTTCAAATGCTGGTAGTCAAGGTTTTGCAATTTATCCTTGGACACCTTATGTTGGTGGTTTTGGTACTAAATATTCTAGTACTCCAACACAGCGTTCAACAGATGTTGCTTTTGCTCCTAATGGTGGTGCTGTTGCAATATCACAACAATCATCACCTTATATTATTGCTTATCCTTGGAGTGATTCAACAGGTGTAGGTACTGCTTACACCACCCCAGGTGGAACTTTATCTGCTGCAAACGCAATTGCTTTTAATCCTGCTGGAACTGCCATTGCATTGGGCACACAATCATCACCGCGTATTCACGCTTATGCTTGGAGTGGTTCAGGTTTTGGTAGCAAGTACTCTAATCCTGCAACACTACCTACAGGTTCTGTTATTGATATTGCTTACAATTCTACAGGAACCGCTATTGCATTAGCACATTCAACTACACCTTTTATTACCGTTTACCCTTGGAATGACAGTACAGGTTTTGGTACTAAGTACTCTAATCCTGCAACACTACCTGCTGGTAATGGAACTTCGGTTGCTTTTAATTCTGCTAATACTTACCTTATACATACAAATAATACGGCTAGTCCTCCTGCATATATTTATCCTTGGAATGACAGCACAGGTTTTGGTACAGCAGTTGCAATACCTACAGGTTCTGGTACGCTTTTTAACACAGCAAGAAGTAGTGCTGCCGCTTTCAGTCCTAATGGAAATGATGTAATAGTAGGCGCTAGTACAACACCTTTTATTGCAGCATATCCTTGGACTGGTAGTTTTGGCACAAGATATGCAGACCCAACAACATTACCAGGTTCGGCAGTACTTTATGCAAAATTTGGTAAACTCTAATAACAAAATGGTATAATTAAAATAGCATCAAAAAGTTAACAACAAACAAAGGAAAATAATGTCACAAGAAACAGTACAACCAACAGCAATAGAATCTCGTCAAGCAGAAGTAGATTCTTACACAATAAATGTTGTAAATTATCAAAACATTTTAGCAACAATTAACGGTGAATGGGACACAGATTTGATTCACTTAAAAGATTTAGAACCACAAGAAGCAGCACGCCAATGTCCAATGGACCGTTTGGAAAGACTTGGCGAATTACAGTTGTGCAACCAAGTGCAAAATTTGTTAAGAACAGAAATTGTTGAACGGACTAAAGCACAACTTATTTTAAACTCTTTACAAAACTCTTAATTAGTTAGGTAGTGCATTATGGCTGTTACTAAATTAACTACCTCTGGTGTTAACAATGTTGTTAAAAGTGATTCTATGCTTGTTGGTAATAGAGTAATAACAACTAAAAAAGTTGCATTTGGTTTATCATCCAGTCCTTATGTAAGTGTTTATGATTGGTTTGGACCTTATGGCAAACTTGGTACTAGGTATGTTACTGCAACAACTGTGCCAACGAGTATTGTGCTAGGTGTAGATTTTAATCCTGCTGGAACTGCTATTGCATTATCAATGTTTTCACCAAGTCCATATATGATTGCTTACCCTTGGAATGACAGTACAGGCTTTGGTACTAAATATGCTGACCCAGGTTCATTGTTAACAAGTTTTACAAGACCAAAATTTAGTCCTAGTGGTAACGATGTTGCGGTAGCCTCAAGTGCAACTCCTTGGATGCAAATATATCCTTTTTCAACAAGTACAGGTTTTGGTACTAAATACACTAATCCTGGTACATTACCTACTGGTCAGGGTCAATTTCCAGCGTGGAATCCTGCTGGAAATACTATTGCACTTTCACATTGGATAACTCCTTTTGTGTCTGTTTACCCTTTTACTAGCGGCACAGGTTTTGGTACTAAGTACGCTGACCCTGCAACACTACCTGGTGGTGATACTAATGGTGCTGTTTTTAATCCTGCAGGAACCGTCCTTGCATTGTCTGGATTAAGTACTTCTCCTTATATTCACGCTTATGCGTGGAGTTCTGGCTTTGGTACTAAATACGCTAACCCTGCTTCTTTACCTGATACTGGTATTCGTGATATAAGATTTAGTCCTAATGGAAATGTTATTGTAGTATCAAGCGAATCTACTAGCCCTTTTATTTGGGCTTACGCTTGGAGTAACAGCACAGGTTTTGGTAGTAAGTATGCTGACCCTGCAACCTTACCTACTAGTGGTCTTACCCTTGCTTGGAGTACTGATGGAAAGGCTCTTGCTATGGGAGCAGGTACATCTGATTTGAACCAAAATCTTTATATTTATGCTTGGGATGACAGTACAGGGTTTGGATTTAGACAAATTAACAGTTTTAATACTGGTGTTTATAGTATAGTTTTTAAATAACACAATCCTAAAACAGATAAAGGAAAACAATTGACAATCAATGATATTACTGAAGAACTGGCAATAGATTTATCTGTATCCACAGACACACAAATCTACGAACTAGACTCAGTATCATACGATATAGCAATAAATGACAAACCATTCTTTATTGCCTCAACAGATGAGCAACCATATCGTAGAGAATCAGCACCATCTAGACGTGAACAGATAGACCAGACTACAGAACCAGGTGAACAATCATTTACAGGTTGGTGGTTTAGAAGTCAATCATCACTTCACCTTGGTGGTGGTGCTAAATACTTTGAACCAAGTCAAGACGAAACTTTGCGTTACAGATTTGAAGATTCTGAAGGTGTTGATGTTTGGACTAGAGGACAGGTTAGTTTATTAAAAGATGTTGATACTTCTCACGTAACTACCTCTGCTAGTCTTAAACTTCGTTCTATTCGTGAATCATCAAGAGATGAAGCACTTCTTTTAGATGGTCACGATGTTGATAAAGTCTTTGCCAGAATAACTGTCTCTATTAATAACAAGGCTTTGACTTCTAACGTTGCTACTTTAACTACCACAGCAGCACACGGTTTAGCAGTTGGTATGCAAATTGTTATTACTGGTGTTGATGCCACATTCAATGGTGAATACCGTGTTAA